TTTTTTTACATAAATAATGGAGCAAAACAAAGTCTCTTATATTTTCTACAATCTCAATAAATTTTTTATTGTATAAATTAATATCAGACGGTGAGTAGTTGACGATTAAATGCATTAATAAAAATGATTGTGCAATGGAGGTACCTATAGAAGATGCTTCGAGTGGTTCAATAAAACTTGAACTTAATCCTATTGCTACGCAGTTTTTTATCCACACTTTATCCACATAACCTGCTTCAAATTTAATATTTTTACCAATAGTAATTTTTTTATTTAAATAATGTTCACATTCAAGTTGAGCTTCAGCAGCAGAAATATAATTATTGTTAAAAACATAACCATTTCCCCACCGTCCATTAGTAGGAATTCTCCACATCCAACCCGCTTTCATAGCTTTTGCCAGAGTATAAGGTGTATATTCATCTGTATCTTCAGTCGGAAACGCTATCGCTTCATTCATTGGTAAGTATTTTTTATATGAAATCCATGTTGCTCCTAAAGAAGTAATTAATTTTTTCTTAAAACCTGTACAATCAATAAAAAAATCTGCATTATATTTTAAATTACCTTCAATATATTTAATATTTCCTTCTTCATCATTAATTATATTATTAATTTCATCTTCAACTATTTTTATTCCTCTAGATTTACATTTATTTAACAAATATTTATTTAACTTATAAGTATTAAAATGAAATTGATTAGGAAGATCAGTAAGAGAAATTTTATTATCCCAACACGATTTATCTGTATATTCTTTGGATTGTAATTTATTTTTTATACAATAACCAAAGCCTGATAAATATTGACCAAACTTTAGTTTAGATAAGTGGTATTCTACATTATGAAAATAAGTATGATTAGTCCAATTTTCAAACATAATACCATATTTAAAGGTTGCATCCGTTTCTTTAATAAGTTCAGAGATAGAAATTTTATTAAACTCACAAAACTCTCTCCAATGTTCAGTAGTTCCTTCCCCAACCCCCACTATTCCAATTTTATCCGACTTAATTATATTTATATTAAAGTTATTAAAACGACTTTTTAGAGTTAAAGCTGCTATTAACCCTGCGGTCCCGCCTCCTACTATAATTATTTTCACACAACCCTTTTAGATTGAATAATTCCACTTTTTAGCGAACTACATTTAAAATCTTTAAAAAAACACACAAAAGTAAGTCTTGGATTTTCATGTGTAATATTAAAGTTTTTAACTCCATGAATTTGACTTCCATCAAAAGCAATTAGTCTATTAAAAATAGAGTCAAAGTATAGAGTTTCTATAAAGCCATCATTATTTTCGGCTAAAGCTTCTTTATAATTTAGAGGATTTTTTCCCTTATAAAAATCTCTTTTAATTTTTTCATGTTTTATGCGTGTAGAAAAAGATTTAGTTTTATATAATGATGTACCACAATTGGGAAGATTTTTAGACAAATAAAGTATAGTGGTTATTTCAGCGTGATCATCATTATGAATCCATCCTCCTCCATTATATGAAGAATCTATTAATTGAAAAGATGAGTATACATCAATAGCAAAGTCAGGGTTAGGAGCTTCATTAGGAAAAAGAGCGATTAAAATTCTTTTTATTAAATAAGTACTAAGATCTTTTTTATCGACACATCTTTTACCAGGCCAACTTCCTCTCTCATCTTTGTGATAAGAACCTTTTAAAGCTTCGGTAACTACTGAGTCTGGATCATTTAAAAAATTATCTATACAAATAGTAGGCCACCTCATGCTCTAAATTTATATACTATATGTATGGTTTGTAAATAGACTTTATTTTACCTTGCGCTTTTAATTTTTTAAGATCACCTTTAGTCATTTCATCATAATCAAGATCTTCATATAATTCAATATGAGGATCTTTAGATGGTTCTTTTATAAAAAAACTTTTTATCCAATCCCAAATCATTTTTTACCCCCTCTAAATATTTGTGTTCCCTTAATTCCAAAAATGCTGGCTACAACCAAAATCCAAAGATTAGTGAACCATGACGGCAGCGATTGGAAATACTCAAAGAATAATTTTACTTTTTCCATAGCTGCAGGATCGTCACTCATGACCGCCCACATAAGCACCACGATGGGCGCAGAAATAATTACGAGGACAAATTCGTCCTTGTAGTCGTTTTGACGGGCTTCTAAAAGTTTGCCCTGGTAAGATTCTTCGCCTCGGGCCATTTTTTCTGCATGCATTAATTGTGCATCAGACATCGCCATCTTTGTACGCTGTTTGTTAGCATATATTTTTGCTCCTGCTTGAAGAGCCATTTTTGCTAATCCGAACCAAGCCATATTATTTTTTACCCCCTTTTCTTAATTTAACTGGAGGTACTTGAGGATTTGGTCCTCTTAAAGGCGGTGGACCATATCTTACTCCACCTGATAAGCCTCCAACTCTATAAGCTTTAAATTTAAAAAAATTATCTAAGGGTGAAACAGATTTACTAACAGACTTAGGAGCCTGAATAGCTACTTGTTTAGGAGGTATAATTGTAGTATGTCCTCCTCTTTCGTCATTCTTTGGTGGCTGAGTTGGATTATTAGTATTTACACCACTAAATTTTCCTCCAATGGTTGTTGCTAAACTTAATGGGAAATCAATTACTTTACCTACTAAACCTGTAACTATATTTGCCATAGATAGAGGTCCATTTCCTTTATTCCCAGTATTTTTAGAACCACCACCGTATTGAGTGCTTATATAATTTTCTCTTGCATTTCCTAATGAACTTCTTGTACCAAAATCAGGTTGAGAAGAATCCATACCTCCGCCTTTAAGTTTGTTTATTTTATTTCCATAACGCTTAGACCATCTTTTTGCAATGTCAGGATGGTTTTTCCACAGATATCTTTTTTGTTTTTCAGATCGGAATGGCATTATTTTTTCTTACCTTGTTCTTTTGTTCTACGATCTTCTGCAGTTCGTTTCATTTTCTCAACTTGTAAACGAGCTTCAGCAATATCTCTAGTTTGTTTTAATTTTTGATCTGCAATTCTAATTCTTTCTGCAGCTTGATCTTCATTATTTTCTAATTTCATTTTTTCCACATCTAATTTTTCATCTATTTCATTTTCTCTAATTTCATTAGACATCATATCTTGTTCTGCTTTTCTTTGTAGGTCTAATGCTTTAATATCTAATTCTTGTTGCTTTAATGCAACTAATGGATCTTGTTGTTGTCCCATAGCTTCACTTTCAGCAAGTTCAAGAGTTAATTGAGCTACCTTTTGAGCAATCATAGAATTAATTTGAACCTTTGCTCCTTCAGGATCCATCTCTAATTTTTGTTGCATCATTGGATCTTGTGCAATTAAAGTACCAACTTGTTGACCTGCTAACATTGAAACATGTTCCGAAATATGTGCTTGTAATGCTGAAGAGACTTGTGGATTAATTTGTACCATTCTTGTCGACATAAATGCTCTATGCGCAGTAATATGTGCTTGATGATCTTGGTCAGGAAAAGCATATAATGGTTTTTGCATTAAAGCTTCTCTATTTTCTGTTGCAGGGTCTTTAGGAGTAGGTTGTTCTTGTGGAATTAATAATTGATCTATATCTTGCGTCCCTAATGCTTCATATACTCTACGATACGCTTCTCTTAAATTATGCATTAAAGGATTAGACATAGCAATTTTTAAATTTTCATTAGCTAAAGTTACTCTTTGTGCCATAGACATAATATTAGGATCCGCAACTGGTAAAACATCTACTCTATTATCAAAATCTGTTTGTTTAACTGCTTGATCGGCACCATATACTGTATATGGATAAATTGGGGGTAAATATTCTGCAAAAACTTTAGATAAAAGTCTAAATTCTCGTTTCATAGAATAATAACATCTTTTATGTATAGCAGTCATGACTCTCGAACCTCGTTCCATTAACGAAACAGTAGTACCAACAGCACGATTTTGTAAATCATTACCAACATCCATGTTAGTTATAGCTGCAAATTTCTGTCCTGCATCTACAACAAAGCCCATTAACTGATAAAGTGTAGCCGATGGCTCTTTAAATGGTAAAATTTGAAACTGATCTTTGATATTTCCGCCTGGTGCATCTACATCTCTAAACTCTCCAGGTTGAAAAGGCTGATCATCATCTCTAATTCTTATTCCTCTAGACTTAAATCCTGCTGGTAAATTAGATAATGTACCTGCATCTAGTAATTGTCTTAAAGATTGTGTAGCTGATCTACTTAAACCACCAATCATATGAGTTAAACCAAACCCATAAAAACCTAAACCTGGTAAAAATTTAAAATGTACAAAGTATTCTTTTCTTTTTTTAAACTCATCATTAAGTGAATAGTTACGATAAATAGATAAAATTTCTCCTGAACCTTCATCAATTGTTACAATGTAAGGAATCTTAACTTCTTTTTCTTTATTAGCAGATGCATTTTCAAATTCTTCTAGATTTAAATCTACATGCATTTCTAAAACTTGGAATGTATACTGTCTATCGCTTGAAGGTGTAATTCCTTCTAGCTCTTGGTATTTTTTTTCAATTTGTGTGACTCCTGTAGATAATGGTTTTAATTCAATATCTCTATAAAACCCTACAGCTTGTTTTTTAAGAATATCATTTTCTCCCATTTTAATAACATGGGTAATTCTTTCACACTCTAATAAATCGGTTGCATAATAAGGAACTACTAAGTCTTCTGCAGGAATAAATTTAGAAACAGCTCTTTGCATTACTTCATCATAATAAACTTTTTTAAATGCCGAACCTGCTAGGGCTAAATAAAATAATAATTGATCAAACTCTGGAGTATATTCTTCCATTTTTTCAGTAATCATATAATTCATGAAATCTTGAACCCGAGCAGCTTGATTCATTTTAGCTTCATCTTCAACTCCTAAAACTTTACTCTTAACAGGTCCTGAAGAAGGAAGTAATTCTTTATATGCTTGTGCTTGAAATTGTGTAACTGCTTCTGAAAGTAATGGATGTGTTACAGAAGCTGACCCTCTAAAAGGTCTAGTTCTTTCTCTAGTATTTAAACCTAATAAATCTAAATTATTAGTATAAGAAGTTTCCCAATCTTTTCGTGAAACTCTATCTCGTTTATATTCGTCTAGCAATTGATTAGACATTCTTTGAAGAACATCTTCAGATAATTCTTCTGCAAGATTTTGATGAAATTCTTCCTCTACCGAAAGAACAGTCTCGATAACAGAAGGACCTTCCGATCCTTCTATTTCAACATCTACTTCTTTTTCAGTTTCTCCATCTGAAGAAATTTCTTCTTCAGCAATCATTGCTTTATCGACTTCAGCCATTAGAAAGTTTCTGTGTATAATTTACCATTTAGTTTAGTATTAACCATAACACCACCACGCGCTTTAATGACTCCACCTTTAGCTCGAGATCTTCCTCTTAATATTGGATGACCTCCGCCTCTTGGGTTCAGAGTGCTCTTTGGTTTAGCTGCGTCAAGTGCTTTCTGTTTAGCTTGCCATAGTTTCATTCTATTTATCTGCCCACTTCTAGTTCTTGGATTTAGATTAGTTTTAGATTCATCCGCTAATATTTTAATCGGACTTGCTTTTTTATCCATACCCATATTTTTAGATAGCATTCCAGGTTTTCCTGAATAGGCTTTGTTAGATGTCATCACCTTTCTTGCTTTAGCAAACTTATCACCTGCTAAACTTTTTGAGGCTTGATGTCTACCTATAGAGCCAGTCATTGCTTTGTTGGCCATATAAAGACCTGCGCCTACCATTGCTGCTCTTTTTAGTTTTTTACTTAATTTTCCCATTGGGTTTCTCCTTAGTAATATACGTATTTTCGCTCTCGATTATAACGTTCAATCTCTTTCTCGTCAGAAAAAGTAGTTATAAAAGAACCTTGGCGGTATCTTAACATAGCTTGAGTGGTGCTGTCCACATAATCATCATGTTCTCCATGAGGAAAAGCAGCACATTCTTCAATTACTTCTTCTGCCCAATGTTCATCTCTAGGAAAATAGACTTGTCCTGATTCGAATATAGGAGCACAAGCGTTGACCCGTGAATGTTTGTCCTGTCCTCTTCCTGGAGTGTAATCCATAACAGGAATACCCATTCTCCGAAATTCTTGTAATAAACTTTGTCCACTTGCTTTAGCTTCAACAATCACGGTCTCTGGCTGCCAATATTTATATTGGTCTAAAGCTACCATTTTTAGTTCTGGAAAATCATACTTACCTTTAACGGCATCAATTAACATAATAGCATCAGGTCCTGATTCGTGAGGCGTGAAGATTCCCCAAGTCGTAATAGCAGAATAATCTGCAGTTTCTCTTTTGCTAAATGCAGTGTCGTAAGATTGTATAACATGTTTTAAATATGGCATCTCCTTTGTCCACGGCTGCCACCATTCTCTTTTTAAAATAGCTCCTTCTTCTGATGTTGGATTCTGCATATATTGAGCAGACCAATTTCTAATTGATATAGACGCTTTAACTTTTTCTAATTCTTCAAGAGACCAATATTCAGGCCACACGGGTACTACATCATCATCTTCCCCTATAAGTGCAGGAAAAGAAATTTTTTCCCACTTGTCTGCTTTAGGTTCTTCTTCTGCTTTAATTAATCTTCCTGTTAAATCATCTTCTGCCCATCTTGTCATTACAAGAACAATTGAGCCTCCAGGTTGTAATCTTTGTCTAGGTCCAGATAAATACCATTCATAAGTTCTTTCCATGGCAGAATCAGACATAGAATCTTGTTCAGTATGTGGATCGTCAATAATAAGTAAGTCCGCCCCTCGTCCTGTGATAGAACCGCCAACACCCGCTGCAAAGTATTCCCCACCATGATTGGTCTCCCAACGTCCTTTTGCCTTACTATCTTCTCGGAGTTTAACATCTCCAAATATATTTTTATACTCCTTCTGTTCCATTAGATTACGAACCTTAGATCCGAACCT